ACGCGCGCGCCGGCGCAGCCGATGGGCCGCGACAGCCGGGGCCGGTTCGTGCGCGGCGCTGCTGCTGCCCGGCCTGCCGCCGGCGGCGGGCGCGGTGCTGAAGCCGGCGGCCCGGCCGATGGCGACCGCGACGGCCAGGACGAAAGTGCGCTGCGCTCCCTGGGCGACCGCATCGTGGGCGCGTTCAAGGAGTCGGGCGCCGGCCTGGAGGAAGCCGACCCGACGGTCAAGGCGTTCAACGAGGTGGCCCAGCCGATGGCGCGGGGCTACGAGCTGCTGACCGGCGGCGACAGCCAGAAGAAGCAGGAAGGCTGGCTGCGCCGCATCTACGGCTCGCTGACCGGCTTCAGGAAGGACGAGGGCCTGTTCAACAAGGTAGCCGCCAAGCGGTTGAAGGCCATCGAGGAAAAGCCCGTTGCCGAGGCCGGCGGCGGTGGCGGCCTGTTCGGCGGGCTGCTTGGAATGCTGGGTGGCCTGCTGAAGCGGATTCCGGGCGTCGGTGCGCTGGCTGCCGGCGCTGGCGGGCTGCTCGCGCGCGGCGGTGGGTTGCTGGCCGGGGCTGGCCGGATGGCCGCCGGCGCTGGGCGCGGCCTGCTGGGCCTGGGCCGTGGCGCGCTGCGCCGCATTCCGATCATCGGCGCGCTGCTGGGCGGCATCGGGGCGGCTACCGACATCTACGACTCGGAGACGGACGACACCCTGACCCGGCGCGAGAAAGACCAGCGCACCGGGAAGGCGGTGGGCGGCCTAGCCGGGACGATGGGCGGCATGTTCGCCGGCGCGAAGCTCGGCGCGATGGTGGGGGCCTTCGCCGGCCCGGTGGGCGCGGCCATTGGTGGCGCCATCGGCGGCGCGGCGGGCCTGTTCTTCGGCGACCAGGCCGGCCAGATCATCGGGACGACTGTGGGAGGCTGGGTGTCCGACCTGCGCGACGCCGACATCCCCGGAAAGATCGCGGCGGCTTGGGATACCGCTGTGGCCTTCGTCAAAGACGGATGGCAGGAAGTCAAGGGTGCGGCCCTGGGTGTCTGGGAATCGGTGAAATCCGGCTGGGCGGACATGACGGATTCCCTGAAGTCGGCTTGGGATGGCGCGCTCGCAAAGCTGGAGGCTGGCTGGCAGTCGGTGAAGGACGCCGGCAACCAGGTGGCGGAATGGGCTGGCGTGCAGGCTGACAGTGCCAACGACTTCATCAAGGACAAGACGGGCATCGACATCAAGGGCGGCGCTTCGCAGGCGTGGTCTTACGTGAGCGACGCAGCGACTACCGCAGGTGATGCCGTAGTCGGGGCCGGCCGGGTCGTCGTCGATAAGGCAATAGAAATCAAGGACAAGGCCGTAGAGCTTGGCGCGCAGGCTGCCGATGCTGTCGGGCGCGGCGCGAGCTGGGCGGCCGAGAACACGACCGTCGGGCGCGGCGCGGTCAAGGCATGGGAAGGTGCGAAGGCGGCCGGAAACTGGGTGCTGGGCCAAACGAGCAAGGTGTTCGAGTCCGGCAAGGGTGGAGCTGGCACGGTTTCCAGCGGCAAGGGGGACTTTGGTGGTGCCTCCTATGGCACCTATCAGCTTTCCTCGGCGGCCGGCACGCTCCAGAAGTTCCTCTCGTCGAGCAAGTACGGCGAGCAGTTCGCCGGACTCAAGCCGGGCACGCCGGAGTTCGATGCGAAATGGAAGGCGCTGGCGAACAGCGACCCGTCGTTCGGTGACGCGCAGCACTCGTTCATCCAGGCGTCGCACTACGACCCGGCCATGTCGGGCCTGAAGGATGCTGGCATTGACCTGTCGCAGCGCGGCGCCGCCGTGCAGGATGCCATCTGGTCGTCGTCCGTGCAGTTCGGGGCAGGGAACGCGAAGCGGGGAACCGGCGCCATCGGTATGTTCCAGAAGGCTCTGGCCGGACGTGACGTTGCCACGATGAGCGACCAGGACATTGTGGCGGCGGTTCAAGACTACAAGATCGCCAACAACGACAAGCTCTTTGCCAGCTCGTCGGCAGCAGTCCGCGCCGGCACGGCCAAGCGCGCCGTGGCCGAGAAGGAGCGCCTGCTTGCTCTGGCTGGCGAGCAGACCGCGCCGGTTGTCGGCGGCGCACCCGCGCAGCCCGGCGCTCCGGAGGGTTCGCCGAGCGTGCAGGCTGTGGTCCAGGCCACGCCGCAGAACCCGGCCAGTGCCCAGCAGCCGGCACCGCCGCGCGCTGCTGCCGCGCCGGAGGGTGTCACCGCGCCCGCCGCGCCGGCGCTGGCCCAGGTTTCCGCGCCGGCCGCCCCGGTTGGCATCGTGGCGCCGGCCGCGCCCGTGGTGGCCGCCGTGAGCGTACCGACCGTGCCGGCGGCGCCCGTGGTGCCCCCCATCGCCGACGCGCCGCCCGTGGCCGTGCCGATGGCCGGGGCCGATGCGCGCAAGCCCGTTGCCGTCGTGGCGCAGCCGTCCGAGGTGGGCCAAGACCTGCGCGAGCGGGGTATCGCGCACATTGCCACGGGAGGCTTGGGGGGCGCGTAGCGGGCGTGCCGGCCCTGAAGGTTTCCGAAAAGGCCGCACGAAGGTTCCCGAAACCATCGGAAAACGGGCCGTTGCCTGTCGTTCCTTGAGCGTCATGATTTCTGGCATGGCGACGATCACTGGAAACGACATTCAAGGCATGGTGCGCCACTGGCTCAATACGCCGGTGGGGGGCTACCTCGGCTCGGACTATGGGCAGGACACGAAATCCTTGCTCCAGCGCCCGCACGCCGACGGTGCGCCCGATTCGTTCCTGCGCAAGATGCGCGGCGACGTGCCTGTGCTTCAGGCCCTGCCGACCGGCTCGCTGAACCTCTACGGCGTTCCCTCGCTGCCTGACCGCCTTGACCTGATCGTGGAAGTCGCCGGCCAGACCATCGAAGTGACGGGGGGATGACGTGCTGACCAAGGCCGATTACCAGCGGGCCATCCGCGATTCGATTGCTTCCTACCCGACCATCGCCCCTCTGTACCAGGCGGGCGACCCGCGCATCATGCAGCACCTGGACGCGATGGCAACCATGCTGGCGATGTTCTCGGCGCAGGTGGATGCGGCTCACGCGGAGCCGTTCGAGAAGACCCGCGACGCGACCGTGCTGGCGGATGCCGCCATGCGCGGCATCGTGCGCAAGGGCAAGTCCGCGCGTGTGCGCGTGCGGGCCATCAACACCAGCTCCAGCGCCTTCACGGTGGAGTCCGGCCGCACGCTGCTGGATTCGTCGGGCCTGCTGTGGCGCGTCGAGACGCCGGCTGCCGTGCCCGCCGGCGGCGAGGCCACGTTCGAGGCCAGCCAGGTGCGCTCCAGCACCATCACGCATACCGTGAGCGGCACCGAGCCGTTCTACGCCATCGAGGTTCCGGCGCCCGAGGACGACTCCTACCTGTGCGCCATCGCCGTCAGCGACGTGGATGGCGCCTTCGAGTACCGCGACCGCTACGTGAACACGGCGCCCGATGAGCGCGTGTTCCACGTCGAGGCGGACGACCGCCAGCGAACCTACATCCGGTTCGGCTTCGACGGCGTGGTGGGCGTGCAGCCCAAGGACGGCGCGGAAATCACCCTGACGGTGTTCTACACCTCGGGCGAGGTCAGCCCGGCCTACGACAGCCCGTTCTCGTTCGAGTACCTGGGTTCGCCGGCCGAGTCCGCCATCGAGCTGCGCATGGACGCGCTGCTGATCGCCGGCCAGAACCCCATGCCCATGTCGGTGCTGCGCGACCTGGCGCGCTACCCGTCGGTGTACGACAACAACGCCGTGTTCCTGGGCGAGTTCGACTTCCTGGTGCGGCGCAACTTCCCGACCCTGCAATTCCTGTCCGTCTGGAACGAGTCGGCCGAGGAACAGGCGCGCGGCCCGGCCTTCGACAACATCAACGCGATCTTCGTGGCCTGCCTCTCCAGCGAGGGCGGCGAGGACGTGCTGATCGAGGACGACCCGGACGTGCCGGTGCCGCCGGTGGTGATCGCCGACGCCGACCTGACCGGGACGCAGCAGTCCATCAAGGCGGCAATCCTGGCCGCCGACGACAGCTACCGCGTCCGCTTCTTCTCGCCCGTGCGCTCGAAAATCCGCATGACCATCAGCGCGCGGGTTTCCACCTCCTACGTGGCGTCCGACGTGAAGCAGAAGATCATCGAGGCGCTGATGGCCGAGTTCGGCCCGTCCTCGGCGGCATCGCGGCGCGGCCGCCAGCGCCCGCTGTACCAGCGCGTCTATGCGCTGCTGCGCCAGAAGGTGCCAGCCTTGTCCGACGGCGAGGCCGACCTGACCGTGGGCATCGTGGAGCCGGCCTCGCTGCTGGCCCGGCCCGAGATGTGGCGCTATCTGGACACCGACACCCTGAGCGTCACCGTGGAGACGGTGAATATCGTCACGCCTTCCTGGGGCGGGTAAGCCATGCCCCTGGATTTCTCGAACGCCCAGCTCCCGCGCCTGCTGCCGCTGGAGAACAGCTACACCGAAAACGAGGTCGAGGCCGACCTGAAGCAGTTGTTTCTCGACCTGTTCGACTCGACCCTGGCCGCCGACACCTTCGACGTGAATGTGCTGGGCGCGGCGCACCTGGGCAGCTTTGACTTGGTGCGCAAGGCGGTCAATGCCGACGGCCTGGTGCTGATGCAGGGCGACCGCGAGGAAGCCGCCACCCGCTACCTGTACCGGGCCTGGAAGTCGGGCGACGTGCAGGGGCGCGGGCTGCACTTCCTGCGCACCTACCTCCAGATGCTGTTCCCGAACCTGTGCCAGGTCGATCAGCTCTGGCACGACAAGGCGCTGCCGTACCCGACCGGCCTTTATCCCTCGACGCCGCGCTTTTCGTGGTGGCTGCACCAGATCGGCGAACCCGGCCTGAAGTTGGACGGCACCTGGGGCATCGGCCGGCGCATCCTGAACGCCGACGAGAGCCGCGCCGACCGGCCCATCGACACCGACCAGATGTACCTGACCAGCCGGGTCGAAATCGTGCTGGACTTCAGTGTGAATGTGCGCTCGATAGCGAGCCTCATGCACATCATCCGCTCGGTGATTCCCGCGCGCCTGCTGCCGGTGTTCCGCTTCTGGCTGAACTTCGTCCTGTACGTCGAAATCCTGGCATCGTCCAAGCTGCTGATGCAGAAGAACTCGCGGATGCGCTACCCCTGGTGCGGGCGCGTGATCGGCGATTCCACCGATGTGCGCTGGAAGCTGGGCAAGGATGGCGTGCTGGTCAAGCTGCCGCAGCCCTTCGGGTCGTTCCGCCTGGGCGAGGCGCGCGGCGGCAAGTCCGTGTGGCACCTGAAGGGCTGCCGCATCCAGAGTTCGGCCCTGCTGGAGAGCAAGGCCAGCGCGATCATCTATCGGCTGCCAAAGGTGGGCGAGGCCGACCGGCGGCTGGACGGCACCTGGCGGCTTGGCGGCCGCTCGCTGTACGTCGGCAGCCGTGCGGCCATGCAGAAGCGCATCGAGATGGCGGCGCCGGCCAGCCTGGTGACGACGTTCCACGACAAGCACCAGATCAAGTACCCGGCCACGCCGGCGCGCCTGGGCAGCACGGCCCGCCTGGCGCCGTGGCGCCGCCTGGACGGCCGCTGGCGCGTGGGCGAGAAGTCCGTGCGCCGGCCCTTCGGTTTCGCCATCGAGCGCGACGAGGCTTTCCTGGCCGACGGCTCCCTGGGTATGACTTCGACGGCGAATGCCTGGGCCATCCCCGAGCGCCTGGCGCGGCCCGCCGCCACGAAGCTCAAGGGCACCTCGCGCAAGCTCAACGGTACGTGGTTCCTGGGCGCGGAGAACCGCATTGGGCGCTTCCCCCTGGACGGCCGGCGCCTGCGCGCCATGCAGATGACCCAGTACCCGCGCATCGGGCACTTCGCCATCGCGGCAGACATCCCTGGCGACGTGGAATACGCCTCGGGCGACGTGCGCCGCCTGCGCCTCGATGGCGCCTGGCGCATCGGCGGCCCGGCCGCGCCGGAGTTCAAGCTGGAGGTGTTCAAGGTGCCGGGTGGGCCGGGCTACGAGCCGGAGCCGCTGGCCGACCTGGACGCCTCTGTACTGCCTGACGGCCTGGAATGACGAGGAAACCGGGAACCTGCGCGACTCGACCAAGGGCGATTTCTCGGTGGCGGGCGGCACCTACCGGCGCTGGCACGTCGCGCCGTCCTGCCGGGCCGCCATCACCCAGGGCTGACCGTCTCCGCCCGGCGGGCCGTTGTGGGCCGTCTGGATTCGGAAAAAGCCGCCAAGCCGGGGTGTTCCTGGCAACCAGAATGGCCGGCATCACGTTCATAGGAGGGCTGACATGGCTGAAGCCGTCGTCGTCAACACTTACCGCCAGCGCATCGCGGCCCGCATGGCCGGCGGCGCGCAGCTCGCGCCTGTCGCCTACATGGCCTTCGGCGATGGTGGGCACAACGCCGACCTGACGCCGAAAGCCCCGTCCGCCAGCGCGACCGCGCTCAACCACGAAATCCTGCGCAAGCCCCTCGCGGCGATCACGCAGGAAGACCTGTATTCGGTGACTGGCAAGGGCGCGGTCGAGGCCAATGAGGTTGTCGGCGCCGGAATCTCCGAGGCGGCCCTCATCGACGCCAACGGGCAGCTTGTCGGCCTGAAGACGTTTGCTCCGAAGTTCAAGGAGAACGACGAGCGTTACGAAATCAGCATCAAGCTGCGCTTCTGAAAGGAGTTTCCACAATGGCACTGCCCCATCCCAACATTTCCCCGATTCCCAACAACGAGCCGGATGCCGTCCCGTCGCTGTGGAACACCCGCTACCAGGAAATCGACGAGAACTTCGCCGATCACGAAACGCGCGTGGCGGCCCGCGAAACCGAGCTGAACAACGCCCGTGGCGGCAAGGCCAACCTGGCCGCCCGCCTGACCGAGATGGACTCGAACATCGGCGCGACCTCGGTGGACATGCAGAACGCCACGGCCGCCGCGCTGAAGTTCGCGCTCGACCAGGCCGCGCTGGCGAACTACGGCGTGCGCGCGTTGCGCGAACAGGCCCAGCAGGAGGGCGTCGTCACGATCAAGAACCGGGGTGTCGTCAAGGGCTGCTCGGTGTCGAAATCGACCACGGCGGCGCGCAACCTGAACATCGTCACCGGCGTGTGCTTCGCCAACGGCCGGGCCTATCCCGTGTCCGATGGCACCAATGCTGCCTCCGTGCCCAGCAACATCGGCTCCAGCTCCGTGGTGGTGTATGCCTACCTGTTCCAAGATGCGAACGGCCTGTGGCGCCTGGCGGTGACGCCCATCGGCACGACCGTTCCCGACGGCGCCATCACCATCTACAACCTGACCATCCCGGCGAACTCGACCGATGCCACCGACCCGAACCTGACCGGCGTGGCGATGACGGACGTTCGCCGCGTCGAAGCGCAGTTCCCGCAACTGTTCGACAACCCGGCCGGCGCGTCGCCCGTCCTGCAAACGCTGGGTGCCAACGACTACGGCCTGTCCTTCGACGTGGTTTCCGCCGACGGCGCGCCCTGCGACAGCCGGCACATCGTCGTTGCCAGTCGCGCCACCAATGGATTCACCGTCCGTTTGGCGAGCGCGGCCGACAACGTGGTTCTGCGCTGGCGCGCCAGCAAGCTCAACAACTAGGAAAGGAGCAATCCACCATGCAAATCATCCTCAAGCAGGACGGCCAGCCCGTCGCCGACTTCTCGGTGTCGGGCGCCAATGTCACCGTCGCCGGCGTCGCCATCGACTGCGCCGAGCGCCAGCAGGACATCGCCGTCTCGGTCGAAGTCCGCCAGAACATCGGCGGCCCCAGCGAAGGCGGCAACGGCGCCTACCTGGCGCAAATCGAGATTCCGGCACGCCGCTACGAGACGGTCACTGTCCCCGCCGAAGGCGAGGACGAACAGCCGACCGAGCTGCGCGAGCCGCTGCCGCTCGACCCGAACGCCGTCGTCGTCACGCTCTGGCCCACGGCCTAAGCGCGCGGCACCACCCCGACCGATTCATCAGGAGAAACCTACATGCCTTCCATCTTCGTCAAGGACGACCTGCGCGCGTCCGTCGAGGCCGCCACCGGCGGCAAAGTCACGGTGCTTTACACCGCCAGCGGCCAGCCCTCGTACATGAACGTCATCCCCAAGTTCAACCTGGAAGACATCGACGCGGGCCTGGGTTCCGGTGTGCATCCGGCGTTCATCGTCGGCGGCGTCGAGAAGTCCGAGCTGTTCATCGGCACCTACCAGGGCATCAACAAGAACGGCGAGTTCCTGAGCTTGCCGGGCGTCGATCCCACCGTGTCGCAGAACTTCGACTACTTCGCCAACCTGGCGCGCGCCAACGGCCCCGGCTGGCACGCCATCAGCAGCATCGAGTTCACGGCGCTGGCGCTGTGGTGCTGGAAGAACGGCTACATGCCGCGCGGCAACAGCAACTACGGCCGCTCCAGCGATGCCACCTGGGAAACCGGCCGGCGCGTCGATGGCGGCACCCCCGGCGATACCTCGACCGGCGGCCGCACGCTGACCGGCTCCGGCCCGGTGAGCTGGCGCCACGACAACAGCGTGGGCGGAATCGCTGACCTGTGCGGCAACATCTGGGAATGGTCGCCGGGCCTGCGCGTGGTGGCCGGTGAAATCCAGGTCATCGCCAACAATGACGCGGCGCTGAATGCCACCGACCTGGGCGCCACGTCCTCGGCCTGGAAGGCCATCGACGGCGATACCGGCCTGCTCATCAACCCGACCTTCACCGGCACCATCGCCGGCGGCGACTACGTGCCGACCACGCCGAAGTCCGTCCGCTACAACACGTCGGGCACCGCGAACTACACGCTGGTTCGCGCCTCGGGCCAGTCCTTCGAGGGTATGACCAACCCCGGCGCGACGCCGGTGTCGGCCGCCGCGCTGACCGTGCTGAAGAAGTACGGCCTGTACCCGGTGGCGAACACGGGCCTGGGCGGCGATGGCTTCTACCTGAACGTGGAAGGCGAACGGCTGGCGATCCGTGGCGGCAACTGGGGCCGCGCCGCCATCTCGGGCGTGTTCGCGCTGCACCTGGCCAGCGCTCGGTCGAGCGCGGACACGAGCATCGGCTCCCGCCCCGCTTTTGTGCTCTGAAATCTGGGGCGTGTCATCTGATGGGGTGGGCGATAGCCCACCCCTCGGGCCTCTCCAAGAAAACCGCTCAGGGAATCCAAGATGAACGAAACGAACTTCGAGCACGCCATCTACGCCGTGCTCCTGCAAATCGCGGTGGGCGTGCTCACCGGCAACTGGTGGATTGGCGCCGCCGCTGGCGTCTTCTTCTTCCTCGGCCGCGAGCACGCGCAGTTCGAGCGCAAGCTGGCCGTCGCCGGCGGCACCGTCGGCACGCTCAACCCGCTGGCCGGGTTCCAGCTCTGGAAGTGGAGCCTCGACAGCCAGCTCGACCTGGCGTTTCCCGTCGCGGCGACGCTGCTGGTGGCCCTCGGCTGGCACCTCGGCGTGAGCGTGCCCTTCGTAGTGCTGTTCTCGGCCCTGGTGCTGCTGAACGTCGCCGACGCGGTGCTCACGGTGCGCGTGCTGGATGCCGGCGGCCGCGAGCTGAACCCCGTCATGGCGAAGGCCATGAGCTGGATTGGCGTGGTGCCGGCGCTGGTGGTCGTGAAGGTCGTTGCTCTCGCGGCGTTCTACGTCGGCCTGGGCGTGCAGGCGCCGGATTGGGTCTATACGCCCCACGTCACAGCGGGCCTGTGCGGCTTCTATGGCTTGGTCGTCTGCAACAACTGGCGGCTGGTGGCCGCGCAGGCGTGACGCGGCCAGTCCAGAGCGACCTACTGATTCGGCAGAAATGCGAGGCAATGATCGAGTACGGCCACACGGCCGTCAGGCAGTTTCCCAAGATGGAGCGGCACGTCCTCGGCGCGGAGATTCGCGCCACGATGTGGGCGGTGCTTCGGTTGATCGTGGTGTGCAACAAGCGATACCACAAGAAGACCACGCTTCAGGACTTGGACGCCGAACTCGACCTGCTGCGCTCGCAGGTGCGGATGGCGAAGAACATGGGCTACCTCGACTTCAAGAAGTATGAGCACTGGTCGCGCTTGAACGACGAAATCGGCCGGATGGTAGGCGGTTGGGTCAAAGCATTTGCCGGAGACGGCAATGGGGGTGCGCGTTGAAAACGGCTGGCGATCCGTGGCGGCAACTGGAACAACGCCGCCATCTCGGGCGTGTTCGCGCTGAACCTGAACAACGCTCGGTCGAACACGAACACGAACATCGGCTCCCGCCCCGCTCTTGGGGAAAGTCAGGAACGGCAGGCCCACGGGCCTGACGGCAGCACACCCTCAAAAGGACGCGCATCCCCCGGCCACGGGAAACCTGAAGCCGGAAGATTGAACAGGCGGCCCGAACCAGTAGCCCGATTGGGCGACCGTTCGCAGCCGCCGCCCTTCGGGGTCTTGGGTTTATATGGCGAAGACGTACAACAATCTCTACCCGGACATTTACAGTTTCGAGTCCCTTCACGCGGCCTACATGCTCGCCCGGCGTGGCAAGCGAGATAGGCGCGAAGTCCAGAAGTTCGAGCAAGACCTGGAAGGCAACCTGATTCAGCTCCAGAACGAGCTTATCTGGGGCATGTACCAGACGGGGCACTACCGCCAGTTCACTGTCAGCGAGCCGAAGGAACGCCTCGTCGCCGCGCTGCCGTTCCGCGACCGCGTGCTCCAGCACTCGCTGGTGTCGGTGATCGAACCGCTTTGGGAGCGTCGATTCATTTTCGACAGCTATGCCTGCCGGCCGGGCAAGGGCACCCACAAGGGCGCCGACCGCGCCGAGGCCATGCTTCGCAAGGTGAAGCGCGAGCACGGCCATGTGTATGTGCTCAAGGCCGACATCTCCAAGTTCTTCTACAGCATCGACCACGGCGTGATGAAGTCGCTGGTGCGCCGGCGCATCCGGTGCCGCCGCACGCTGAAGCTGATCGACGGCATCATCGACTCGACGGCCACGCCAGGCGACCCGCACCCCGTCGGCCTGCCCATCGGCAACCTGACCTCGCAACTGTTCGCCAACGTGTATTTGAACGAGCTGGACGAGTTCGTGAAGCATGTGCTGCGGGAGAAGAACTACCTGCGCTACATGGATGACTTCCTGATCGTGCATCACGACAAGGCTCACCTGCACCGCATCCGCGCCCAGATCGAGCGGTTCCTGTGGGAGCGCCTGCGGCTCAAGACGAACGCCAAGACCCAGGTGTTCCCCGTCGGCGAGCGGTTCGGCCGCGCCGTGGATTTCCTGGGCTACAGGATATGGACGACGCACCGGCGCATCAGGAGAAGCTCGATTTCGCGCATCACCCGCACGCTCAAGCGCCTGCGCAGGCAGTACGCGGCCGGCAAGATCGACCTCTCGAAGATCAGGGAATCGGTCATGTCGTGGATAGCGCACGCGAGCCATGCGGAAACCTACGGCCTGCGCCGCAAGCTGCTGGCCAGCACCCCCTTCACGCGCGGGGAGGGCCGGCCCCAATGAGCGACGCCCACCTGGCGCTGATGACGAAATTGGAGGAATTGGACGCCTACACCCACACGGTGCTGCACCAGTTCCCCAAGCTCGAACGGCATCTGCTGTGCGCCGAGATGCGCGGCACCATGAACAGGGTGATTCGCCAGGTCGTGGTGGCGTGGAAGCGCAGGCAGAAGTCCGCCGCGCTGTTCGACCTGGACGTGGAAATCGAGGTGTTTCGGGGCCTCATCCGCAAGGCCCACCGGCTGGGCTACATCAACACGCACCGGCTGGAAGTCTGGATGCGGCACACGAACGAGATAGGCCGCATGGTAGGGGCCTGGATTAAGAACGAGGGAGGCAAGGCCATGTAGCGCGCCGCTCTCCCAAGCGATGGGGCAGAGGCTTACTCCGGCGGCAATTGGGGCAACGGCCAGAACGCCGGCGCCTTCCATCTCAACGTCAACAACGACGCGGAGTTCTCGAACTCCAACATCGGTGGCCGCCTCGCAAACGACATTGCCAGAAGGCGGGCGGTTCAAGCGGCCACCGTCCAGTGCATTTCCTTTGGGGCCTGTGTCCTGACCATGCTGTCGAAGATGAACAGGGCGCCACGGCAAGTACCCGGCACGCCGGCGAACGTGGTGGCGCCCGACCACCCCCAACAGGAACCCCATGCCGAAGACCATCAGCGGCCTATGGCCGAGCATCACCCAATTCGACAACATCTACCGCGCCTATCTTGAGGCGCGCCGCAGCAAGCGGTATCGACCCGACGTGCTGCGCTTCTCCGAAAGCCTGGAAGACAACCTTTTCGCGCTCCAGGCGGCCATGATCGAGAAAACCTGGACGCCCGGCCCGCAGCGCGAGTTCATCGTGCGCGAGCCGAAGCTGCGCGCCATCCAGGCGCCGCCGTTCGCTGATCGCGTGGTACATCACGCCCTGGTGGCCGTTGTCGGCCCGCACTTCGAGCGGCGGTTCATTTCCGATTCGTTCGCCTGCCGCGAGGGTAAGGGAACCCAGGCCGCCGTGGCGCGCGTGCAGCACTTCCTGCGCGTCGCCAAGCGCAACCACGGCGACGACCTCTACGTGCTGAAGGCGGACATCAGCAAGTATTTCGCCAGCATCCGCCACGACGTGCTCATGCGCGAGGTGGAGCGGGTCATTTTCGACCCGGACGTGCTCTGGCTGTGGCGCCGCATCATCGCTGGCTACGGGCACGAGAACGGCGTGGGCCTGCCCGTGGGCGCGCTGACCAGTCAGCTCGGGGCCAACGTCATGCTGAACCGGCTCGATCACATCGCCAAGGACGACCTCGGGCTGCGGCACTACGTCCGGTACATGGACGACTTCATCGCCATCCTGCCGAACAAGGCCGCCGCGCAGCAGGCCATGCAGACCCTGGGCGAGACGGTGCGCGAGCTGGGCTTGTGGCTGAACCCGAAGACGGCAGTTCATCCCTGGCAGCGCGGCATTGACTTTTGCGGCTACCGCATCTGGCCCACCCATGTGCTGCCGCGCAAGAGGAACATCAAGCGGGCGCGGGCCGACTTCAGGGAACTGGCGAGCCAGTTCTACCACGGGGAGGTCGATCTTGAGCACGTCCGCCAGCGGGTGATGTCCTTCTTGGCCTATGCCAAGCATTGCAACGCCCAGCGGACGGTCGAGGGCGTGCTCGGCGACCTTGTGCTGGTGCCCGGCCTGCGCGACATCGCCGAGAAGGCATCAGGCATTCCCATGACGCCGTAGCGTAACTTTTGGCGTAACTCGTTTTTTAAATTGTTGATTTTAAAGGGCCATAGACCCGTGCATCATCGGCGTGTGTTGCGCCAGTGCTGCCTGGCCGAGGTTTGCGCTATCGCTCATCAGTCCGTTGGATCTCCGGTTTTCCCGATGTTTCGTTTAGGCATCTGTACTATTTTACAGCATGCTCTGCAGGAAGGCGCGCGTGCGCGGGTGGCACGGGTTGGCGAAGAATTCTCCGGCCGGGGCGTCCTCGATGAGTTCGCCCTGGTCCATGAAGATCACCCGGTTGGCGACTTCGCGGGCGAAGTTCATCTCGTGGGTGACCACCAGCATGGTCATGTGCTCCTCGGCGAGCTGGCGCATGGTGCGCAGCACCTCGCCGGTGAGTTCGGGATCGAGGGCGGAGGTGGGTTCGTCGAACAGCATGATGTCCGGCTCCATCGCCAGCGCGCGGGCGATGGCCACGCGCTGCTTCTGCCCGCCGGAGAGCTGGGAGGGGTAGCTGGCGTGCTTCTCGGCCAGGCCGACCTTGGCGAGCAGGCGTTCGGCGGTGGGCAGGATCTGTTCGCGCCTGAGGCGCTTGACGGTGATCGGCGCCTCGATGACGTTCTGCAGCACGGTCATGTGCGGGAACAGGTTGAACTGCTGGAACACCATGCCCATCTTGCGGCAGATGCGGCGGATGTCGGCGTCGCCGACGTAGCGGCAATGGCCTTGCGCGTCGGTGTCGACCAGGGTTTCGCCCTCGATGTCGATGCGTCCGCGGTCGATGGTCTCCAGGTGGTTCAGGCAGCGCAGGAAGGTGCTCTTGCCGGAGCCGGACGGGCCGATCACGGCGATCACGTCACCCTTGCCCATGTCCAGCGAGACGCCCTTGAGCACTTCGACGTGGCCGAAGCGCTTGTGCAGGTCGCGTGCGGAGATCATCGGCGCGGCATCAGTCGTCATAGCGGGCAT